TTAATTAAATAGCTTTTTCGCTCTAATCCAAACCGCATCAAAATCAAAATACCGATAGTACGTTTGACTTTGCGTGTACGTAGCTTTAATTAATCTACCGGTCCCCTTGGTGCTGGTGAACCAATTTTTAAATTCTCTTTTGGTTTTAAATTTCAAATCTGCATTCTTTTTGTTTGAAAATTCAAAGTTTCCTGATCTTTTTGTTCTAATGTAAATCATAATATTAATTTTTAAAGTTTTACTGAATTTATTACCTTTTCCACCTCGGAATATTCCCCCGAAGTGATATATTTTTTTGCAACCAATGAACTTTTGATTCCAAATTTGCGAACCAAAAATTTTATGTCATATTCGCAAGAATCTGCTTTGCGAAAATTGAAGTTTTGGCAATGCTGAACAAAAGCATAAGCTTTCAATTCAAAAAGTGATTGTGCACTTGCAATGCTGTTTCCCTCTTCGATTTTGAAGATTTCAGCAAAGAATTTGTTTCCATTAGCATTAATGAAATCAACTTCCTTAGAAGTTATAAATGTCTCAGTAGTGGTAATGTCGTTTACCAAGTAATCTAAATCCTCAGTATGCCTATCACTTCCTAAGTTCCTAAGTGCCTGTCCTCCTATTAATATTTGTTCCATTTTTGTTTGTTTTAATGTTCATTACTAATATAACACATAATGCACGAATGTACAAATTATATGTATAATTGTGCCGTATTTGTGTCATTGATTAACTGCACTTTGTATAATTGTACACAAATAGTGGCAAAAAAAACGTCACATTTTATGGATAATAAAAAAAACTCGCACCAAATAGGCACGAGTTTCATTATTAATTTATAAAAAATTACTCTTTTGGAGCTTCTTTTTTCTCAGCTTTTGGCTTCTCAGCTTTTGGCTTCTCAGCTTTTGGCTCAGTTTTGACCACTTTCGGCGCATCCTTAATTCCAAGCTCCTTGCGCTTGGCTTTGTAGTGTTTTTTCAAATCATCGATCGGATCGACAATCTTGCATCGCTTACAATGTTTAATAAACACCTCTTCGGTATGTTCATAAACATTTTTTCTGAAATTTACTTCTTTAATTTTTACCATAATTCAAAATTTTAAGATGTTGTAATTTCTGCTTTTGCAAGCTCTTCATAACCCTCAGTTGTCATGTCTGACGGCTTCTGCAATCCAACAGTGTAAGTTCCAGCGGCCAAATTTGCCAGAACAGCGTATGTTCCGTCATCATTATCAGTAACTGCAGATGGTGTTACTTCGGTTCCTGCATCGTTAAGGATTTGGAAATCATCTAATACTAACCCTATCACGGGACTGCCAGTCGCATCGACAAGCGCCTGAATGGTAACGCCTGTAAGAGCTTCATCAGTAGCTGTTATAGCCACGTCAAGCAGGCTATTGACATTCTCCAAGAAACTCATGCCATCCATTACCAAAACATTTTCCCGGTATTCATTCGGGTTAGCATATTTAATGCTGATTGGAGTTTGAACAACGGAACTCGAATCGGTCGGTCTTGTTCTGTTTTCAACATCAAAACATTGTGTGGCGAAGCCTGCGAACTGATCAGAATTTCCGTCTAATTTACAGCCTTTTAAAAAATCCTTATGGTCAAATTCAAAGATCCGAACTTGTCTGTTGTTAAAAGACAAATAATTCACGAATTCGTAAGCTGAAAGAGTGAAAACAGGTCGCATGCCGCTCATGGCATCTCTCGTTGTGTAAGAGTTGCCGCTCGATGCTTCGTACTCCTGCCGCTCGCTGCTCTTATCTTCAACCTCGTCAACAACAGCGAACATAAAGGCATCGCCTGCCTGAATAGCTGTTTGTACGTCTGCCTGTGTTGGTCGAGCAGTTGATATATCAAAAAAGAAATCGCTTTTTGTAACCAAAATTCTCTTCAACAATCCCTCGGGAGTTAAACAGGATGGTCTCCCTGTGTTTTTTAATGTGCCTGAACTGCACGTTGTTACTCTATTAGGTGTAATCATAATTTTATTTTTTTAAAAATTTAACATTTCTTTTTAATTAACTTTAATTGCAATCCTTCATAAACAATAGCGTCAACTGGTGATGAAAATTCTTGTAAATTCTCACCCGTACCGGCTAACATCTCACGCCTACGGGACGCATAGTTTAATCTGTCAATATTTGCATCTTTAAACCAAACAAATTCGTTACTTTTCAACCGATATTCTAACTCATTCTGGAGCGGCAACAAGAACTTTTCAAATCGTTGCTCGCTGCGAAATTCAGAAAACTCCTCTTTCTTTGTCATATGAATTAACCAGAGTTGATCAATGGACACAGTCAAAGTGTGTACATCTTCTTCACTTTCGCTCCAACCAGTCATAATTACAGCCGGATATGTCATTTTATTAATTCCTTCAAGTTCTTTTATTCGCTGTAAAATTGTCTCATCATTGTCATAGATGAATTTAACATCGAAAGCCTGCACATTAGCGCACACATCTCGCATAATTTCATCCAACTTTTGATATTTTTTTACTGCAAAATTCATAAACCTAAAGAATTAACTGATAAACTTAACGGACTTTTGTACTCATAATCTGCGAAATTAGCAGAATCTTCATCCTGCATGTCTCGCATGAATTTATCAACTTGAATAAACGATGAAATACAACGTGCAGCGGCTTGATTTTGCTGCTGATTTTGTATTTCCAAACCGTTTTTTTGTGCCGAAACGGTAGTCTCACCTGTAATAGCGATGTTTCCGTAATTTTGCAAAACATAGCGAATAAAGCAATAATCTGCAATCGGAGATAACATAACTTCTGAGTTAATTAATCCAGCATAAATGACCTTGTCACCATGCGGATTTGTGTATGTTTTCCCGTTTATTAAATCATGCCAAATGCCGTCTATGTCTGTCAGATGCTCCTGTAATTCAACAAAAGTATCTGCTCCAAACCGCTCAATTAACAGTTCATCTTGCCATTGTTTCAAGTCAAAATCCGACAAAGCGGATTCCGCTGCATTAATGTTCGGCAGCGAAATCAGCCCTCGGAAATATTGTCTGTTAAAAAGTAACTCCATTTATTCTTATTTTAACCAAAACTTGAAATAAACATAACCTATGCTTAATGATTGCTCAGTTGCATCAGTGTCAATTAAGACTTTATAGTATCTAAAGTATTTCGCAGTCGATGCCTCTGAAAATGTAAATGTAGTATCCGAAGTAGTTCCAGCCCACGCCTGAGTACTTATTTCTGTCCAGCTATCGTCACTGAAAACCTTACCCTGTAATTTAATGTCACAAGTAGGCGTTCCAGAAATTGAATCTAAATTAACCTTTACATTGTGAAACTTTCCGTAATCAGAATAAGATAAAACGGAATAACTCCACGTTTCATCAGCACTCAGAACATCTGTTTCTACTCCTGTGTAAGTTTCAAATGAAGTTCCTTTCTGCAAAACCTTATCTTGCGCCTGTGCGCTCGCTGAAATTAAGAACATGCTTAAAGCCAGGCTTAACATTATCAATAAATTTTTCATAATTTAAATGAGTTTAAAAATTAATAAATAGTGAATTAACCAGTGACGGTTTCGATTGCAGCAAGCGCAGTATCAATGTCTGAAACATAAATATTGCCAACAATTTGTGGGGTTTCAACCAAAGTTTGACCTCTCCAGAACAGAATAGCTTTCCATTTGTCTTCTGAAATGTCAGTGCCGTCCATTTGTGTTACAATCATGCGCATTCCTTGTTTCACCCAGAATTCAAGAGTTGAACGGTCAACAACGAGCAATTCGCCGTCCGACATTCCTTCTGAGACAACAAGCTGCAAACCGCCTAACATCAGTAACCCGTTTACTTCACGAATCACATATTGCCCAGTCGAATCTTTTACACGTGAATATTTCACACGACTTTTTAAATTCATGATGCAATGTGTTGGCTTGTAGGGACTTGCTTGCACCATACAGGCATCAATTAAATCGTCAATGTTTGCGTTTGTGAAATCCAAGTCAGAAGGCGCTGAGAATGCAGTCGCTCCCTTGCTGATTAGTCCATAAATCTTGCCCGGATCAGTTGAATCGTCCCCAGCTCCATTTATCATTTGATTGTCTAACCATACATTTGTGGCCTCAACCATCCGGCGTTGCATACGTGACGCAAAACTCTCAGGCATATCAAGCGCTTCGGTTGTGAAAGGCATTTTTGCACTGATTTTAGCCAAATTACGGGCTTTCAATGTTGTTGAGCCTTCAGAATCACTTGTGGCAGCACTTCCCTCCTCAACATAACCAACATTCACAGTTGCAGACCCTTCGAGCCAGACAATTCTGTCTTTCCCAGCTGGCACGGTTACCATGTTAAAAATGGGAGCAATTGTGTTTTCAGTTAATTTTGAAAATGTGATACCCGGTTTTAATTGCGAGCGATACTCATCGCCATCAAAATCAGCACTGTCAATTTTCTGAACAAAGTCACCCGTTTTAACGTCCAAATCAAATGATGTTTTTCGATTCTTACGAATTTGCTCTTTAAAATCATCACCACCCACAAGTTCAGAAATTGCACTTTTCAGCGACATTTTCTTTTCGTTTTTTTGAGGGATTCGTTTCTCAAACTTCTCATTCAGCTGGTGAGCGGCTTCTTTCAGCGTTGTAATTTCAGTTGTCAATTTCTCGACTTCCTCAGTAGTTGCTGCCTTTTCAGTTTTCGCAAGCATTTCAGCGTACTTTGTTTCAAGGCTTTCAATCTCTGATTTCTCAACAGATTTTGATTTCAAACCGTCAATTTGGGTCTGAAATTCTTTTTTCAATAAATCCAATTCTTCTTGTGTCATTTTTTCAATTTTTAAAATTAATAAATATGCTATTTAAACCAATTCTTAATGTCATCAGTCGTCAAAATCTGCTGAGTGCCGTTTGTGAGTGCCTTATCAGACTGCTCAGTTCCGTTTTTCAGTGATAAAATACTGGTGATATTTTTTAAAATTGCTTCTACTTTCAATAAATAGTCGTCTGTAAAATCGTTTGATTTCATTGCTTTCTCAGCAAACGTAAGATATTCTAACAGATCATTAAACGACTTTACGTAAGCAGTTGGAGTGTCCGCATTTGCCCCCCAAGCTGTTAAGCTGCTTCCTTCCATTAAAAATCCTTCTGTTATAATATTAGCATTCGATTTGTTATCAAAATGCTCTTTCATCGTGATAAAGCCATGCGAGTGTTCCTTAATTGCGCCGGCTCGATATTCAGCATAGGTATTTCTTCCAACATCGCTTTCAAGAATTAACTGAGATACCATATACAAGTGATTCCCTTCTTTAATTAATTCCTTCGGAACTCCGGGTACCAGATTAAAATCATGATTTTTAAAATGTCTAAATCGTTTAAAATTCTCTGAAATACTCTTGTCATAAGCTGACGATTTGATAATATCGCCATCGTTGTCTTTTGTATCAAATGAAACAATTCCGACTTTAATCATTCCCTTATCGTCAAGGTCTTTGATTTCTACGTCAATCGCTTTTCTTTTAAAATTATTATTTATCATTATCACTATTTTTTAAATTGTCAAATTGATTGTCTGCACCCATCCCAGCCGCTTCTCGCAGCTCGTTGCCTGTAGCTAATTGACGGTCATATGCCTCGATGCTCATTTCAAATGTTTCTTTTCGATTTTGTTTCAATGCTTCGATATTGCTAAAATCAAATCTTAGCTCAGTATCTTTTAAACCGAAAACAATAGAAAGTGCGCTTGCAATGTTCATCGCCATTTGCTCGCCAGTTTGTTCCCAAAATTGTTTCCCGGCTTCAATTTTATTATTATAAGTTGATGCCCCAGGAAAACCAACGAGCAACGGGTCAACTCCCGCAACCATGCAAGATTTTAAAAAATAATCTTCTTTGAAATTCCTTAATCCTAATTGCTCAGGAGAAAAACCCAACTGTTGCACTGCCACCTCCTTAGCCAGATAAGCGATGTTACCTCGTGAGGTGTTTCCATGCCCATAATTTCGATACAATTTATTTTCAATATCTCGCCCCGGATTATGCACTTTAGCATCATCGCTGCCTGTTTGATTGATAAGTTGCCCGGAAAATGAGGGGCTGTTAGCATTATTTTTTTCGCTTACAAGCGTCTTGCGACCTTTCGCAATTTCATCACTCGACTTATAATTTTGTTCGAGCGATTGCAGCACACGAGCGAGATAGCGAACTGTTGAAACTCCGCCTTTTTTTATTTCATCATATGTAGATGCCTCATCGGTCATATGATAAACATCTTCGGCATCTATTTTAATCGCTGATTGTGAATTTGTAAACCGTGTTTCATATCTCAGAATTTTGCTGAATCGAATATCGCTTTCTTTGCTAAAAATTGCAATTGTCGTAGTCGGATCGAGCAGGAATAACTTTTCAGGAACTAATCCCGGAGCGCCTATTTTGTTTATGTAACAATCTGAGACTTGATTGTTTATAATCATGGATTTAATAAATTCAAATCTTGACTTCTGGTATTGATTTGGATTATTTAATCTAAAAATTACCTCGCTGTTTTCAATTAGTTTGCCTGTTTTTATGTTAAATTCGTGAATTGGAAGTTTAGCGATGCTTCGTGCGATGTATAAAATAGGGATCGAAACCTCAACAATTCCCTTAAACAGCCGGTGCAAATCTTCGGGCGTTCCGTTAGCTGCATTTTTTATAAATAAATCAGTATCTGCAATTTGTTCAAGATTTAAGATATCTCGATGCAAATTGGTAATCTTAACAATTTCACCTTTCAGCGATTCAACTTCGTTTGTTAATTTACTTTCAACTTTACCCCTTTTCTCAAACAAGCGCATAAATTGCATATTTTTTGCAATTTACTAAAAAATATGTTATATAACATGTTTTTTTATTAACAACAAAAAAAAAGCCCAATATCAGTGGGGCTTTTTTAGTTTGTGCAGGACTTACGGTTGTGCCTGCGGTTAATATTTATAATTTTGGATAGACATTGATTGTGTAAATTGTCTTATACAATTCAAAAGACCCTCTCGCCATTTCACACATAAAAGGCTCATTGAAATTGATGCAAGTTAAGTCATTTTGCATATCCAATACCAACTCATCCGCTCCAACTTTCTGGTAATCACCAGAAACCAATGTAAATAGTTCCATACAGGAATTTTTAATTGTTTTGCGACCTTCTTTTGATGTTTCATCAGCATTGATAACGCTTAAATTAAGTTCTGTAATTCTGTCTAATTTTTTCATGATATTTAGGTTTTTAAAGTCTGGCAATATTGCCTTTATTTTGTGCAGGACTTACGGTTGTGCCTGCGGTTAATATTTTTTCATGATATTCTAATATTTTTATTGCTTTTGTATACTGTTTATATCTATCTCTGCTATCTATTGCAGCAGGGCTGTCATGCTGCGTTGTGCCTTCAATTACAAATTCATTATAATTGTTTTGAAGAGTTCGCAAATCTTCTTTTAGTTTGTTTATTAGCCATTCCATAATATTATATTTTTGATAATTTATTATAAGTACTTTTTAACACTATATTAAATCCTTTTTGATTAATGTTTAATTCATTAATATAACCTTTATGCATATCTGAAATAGCTTCAAAAACATTCAAGCATTTATTGTTATCTATTTCTATTGCTATTTCTATTGCGTTTTCTTCTGTTGCTTTACCTTCTATTATTAGGCTGGCTGCTAATTCTATTATATTATTTAATTGAGTAGTCATAATATCTTAAGTTTGTGCAGGACTTACGGTTATGCCTGCGGTTAGATTACTTATACACTTATTAGTTCTTTGCTCATATTATTTCAAATCCATTATTAAACTTATTTAAAAAAGTTGTTTTAGCTTCTCTCCACACAGGATCTCTTGTAATATCTTTAAACCAAACACTCACATTGCTAATTCTAGTAACTTTATATGTTCTTCCCGTTTTTATAAGTTTAAATTTTAGTCCTACTTTTATTTCTTGGGTTTTCATGATATTAAGTTTAAATCGTTGTGGCAATATTGCCGTTTGTTTGTATTACTAATATACTGCACAATTGTACATATTCCAAATAAAACAGCAACTATTTTACATCCGTAACGTATTGATATATTGCAAATTAACAAAAAACTTTTGTTTTTTATGAAATTATTGATGAAAATGACACAAAAAAACGTCGTATTTTTCGAGATTGTTGAAAAAAGTGAATTAATACACCTGCTGAATAGAATGATTTTCAACAATTTCGACACAACCGGTTAAAACATCTGCTGCATCGTCATGATCATTCTTGCCTCGTGCCATATATTCTGTAACAGAATCATAAAATCCTTGCCATCTGACTGCCCAGTTGTCGGGAAACACAACCATATTTTGAACCGTTGATGCGTTTGTTCTTATTCGAGCGTCTTTATTTTTCGATTGATGAAACCAGCTAATTTGTGTTATGTGATTACCTGCATCGTGGCTTAATCTCGTGACGTTTCTGGCAAATGCCCTGCCTCCGTTATTACTTTCAATGACTGCATAGTTCACTTTATTTTTTTGTAACAATTCAGTCGTTTCTGGCTCCGTGACCTCTTGTGGCTTGTCGTTATACTGAACGTCAATGATATAAATTAGTCCGTTATATCTTGCGAAAACAACCGTACAAAGGTAGTCAGTGCCCTCGTCTGCTGTATCTGTATAGCTGAATTTTTGAACATCATTAACGTCAAATGGCAATTCGCTGTAAGTTTTTAAATTCGTATAAAGCAGACCTTCAAGCGGTTTTGGATTCTGCTGATATTGTCGTTCAAATGTAGTTAATGAAATAGAGCTATTACCCCTTATTTTCCGAAGTTCATCAACTGTATGTTTGAAGTCCCATAATGCTTTATCCTTGCCATTTGTTGTCGTTAAACAAGGAAACTGGACAACGTGCCAGTCATCGCCATCTTCTTTGATTAAATGTCCGCATAAATCGTTAGGATGAAGGCGCTGCATGATTACAATAATAGGCGTTTTGCGGCTATTTACCCGACTTTTAATCGTTGTTTCATATTTATTATTGACTTTGTTTCGACAAGTTGAGCTCTCGGCATCATCTGGCTTAATCGGATCATCTATCACAATTGCACCACCAAATTCCTGCTTGTTTTCAATTCCATTTATAAATTCATTCACGTCTGCAGCCTCTTCTAATTCGTCAACCTTGCCTGCTCCAAATCCTGTAACCTGTCCGGCTGATGCGATAGCATAAACGCCTCCATTTTTCGTTGTGTACCATTTTTTCTTAGCGTTTGTATTTTGCTTTATTTTTGTCTCAGGGAATAAGGTTTGATATTCATAGCTATTAACTATATTTTTAATCTCCTCACTATTATCAATAGCAAGTTCATTAGAATAAGATAAATGAATGAATTTAGCTGAAGGGTTTACGGCCAATGCGTGTGCAATGAAGTTCTTAACTGCTAACTCTGTCTTGCCATAACGTGGGGCGATGTTTATAATTAAGCGAGTGATTTCCCCTGTCATCACCTTTTCAAGCATCATTGCTATCTCTTCGTGATGCGTGTTTACGACAAATTTACGATTGTGATTTATTGTAAAAAAAAACTTGGTGAAATACATCAGTGATTCCTTACATTTTTTTGAAGCGAGACATATCTCGTGATATGTCAATTCATCAAACCTCAGCATCTAATTTTTCATTAATCGATTTTAGCTCTTTCGCTGTCAGGTGTACCGGTGACATTGAGCCGTCTGAACTTGTATTATCAAGCTCATGCTTATCTTTTTGTCCCAGTCTTTGTTTGCCTAGCCAAATTTGCATCGGGACGCTTTTATCCGAAATAGCAGATTCAAATTGTTTAACTTTTAGTAATGAATTTCCTTTCGCTTTCTTTTCACGTAAATAATCTGCAAAACCAATTTTATTGTCCTCTTGACATCTTCGGTATAAAGTGTCTGGAACAATCCCCAGATATGCTGCAATTTCAGTACCTTCACAATCGGCTTCCAATAATGAATTTACTTTTTTCCAATCTATATTTACCTTAGGTCGTGCCATAATATTCCTTTCCGTTTATTTTTATTTCTAAAGTGTCATTAATCTTAATTATTATTCTGTTTTAATAAACCATTGTGAATAAATTTGATTTGCTATTTGTGCGGTCATTACCGGAGGTACTGACATTCCGATTAAATAGTGCCATTTGTTATTTTTGAAATTATAATCTAATGGATAAGTTCCAATCATACAAATTTCATTTTTACTTATCTGCCTGCATTCTGAACTATGGAAATGATTATATCCTCCCTGAGCCCCTATCGTAT